TGGGTTAGGGTCTGTTACAGGCGGAAGTAGTTACACTAATGGAACGTATTCTAATGTCCCCCTTACAGGTGGAAGCGGTAGCGGCGCTATTGGTGATGTTGTAGTGGCTGGTGGAATTGTAACTTCTGTATCCTTGGTAAGCGGCGGGACAGGATATGTTGTTGCTGATACTTTGAGCGCAACTGCTGCAAATATTGGTGGTTCTGGTACTGGGTTTTCTATCCCCGTATCAACTGTTGGTAATACTTCAGGGCAATCTTGGCTGGGGGATAACATTGATTCAGTCCTGCTCTACGGTGCAATGGTTGAAGCTTGCACGTTCCAAAAGGCTGAAGCGGATATCCTTGCCAACTACAACGGCAAGTATCAAGAAGCCCTCATGCTGGCTAAACGGTTGGGTGATGGCCTTGAGCGTCAAGATGCCTACCGCAGTGGGCAAGCTAGGGTTCCGGTGAAATAAGATGGCATTTACCGGCAATTACACAACTGACGCCTTTCTCTTGGGGATGCCTAGCGGGTCATATAACTTCGCTACCGGCACTACAGATGTATACAAGATTGCCCTGTATACCAACGCGGCTACGCTGAATGCAGATACTGCCGCCTATACTGCTACGGGTGAGGTTACAGATACAGGTTATACAGCTACGGGGTCTATTTTGACGGTTAGCACAGTCCCTGTTGTTACAAGCAACGTAGCTTACTGGTCGTTCGACAATGTTTCATGGTCAGGCGTTATTACCGCCCGTGGTGCGCTGATTTACAAGGTCAGTGGCGGAACAGTCTGCGTTCTGGACTTTGGTTCGGATAAGACCTCTACCGCTACATTTACCGTGCAGTTTCCTTCGCCAGATAATACTTCAGCTATCATAAGGATTGCGTAATGCTTATTACTACGACCAAAGGTGACATGGAAGAATCCTTGCTGGAGAAGCGGGAAGGCTCTGTGGACAATGATATTGAAATGACTACTTGGGTAGAATATTGGCATGAAGGTGAGTTGGTGCATCGTTCCGCTCATGTAACACTTAAACAACCTGTCACATTCGGTGATGGTGTGGCAGCAGCCTTAAGTTAAAGGAGAAATAATGGCTAATACCCAAAGTATGTGTACTTCGTTCTTAGGTGAGTTGATGGTAGGTCAGCATCAGTTTGGCACTTCTACACTGGTTTCCCGCACTAGCTTGACCGCGCCGACAACCGATACGTTTAAAGCGGCAATGTATTTTGCCTCTGCAACGATCAATGCTTCGACTACGGCGTATTCAGCTACCGGTGAAGTGACCAATACCTCTGGCTCTGGCTATACGGCTGGTGGCGTTACGGTAACCAATGCAACGGCTCCGGCTGCGACGAACTCAAGCACTACGGCTGGTATAGCTTACTGGACGCCTTCGGCAAGTTTTACTTGGACTGCGTTGACGATTACGACAGCGTTTGATGCCTTGCTGCTCTACAACTCCACACAAAGCAACAAGGCTGTAAGTGTCCATACGTTCGGTTCGCAGACTATTACATCTGGAACATTTACGCTTACGATGCCTACCAATAACACAACGAGCGCACTGCTGCGTCTGTCCACTACTTAATAGGGCGCGGCAATGCCGCGTAACTTATGTTCGGGACATCCGCATTTGCCCAAGCACCGTTTGCGTCATTAGGCGACGTATCGGTAACAGTTGCTTTAACAGGAGATGCGGCATCTGGTGCGGTAGGGACAGTTACGGTAGCAAGTGTAGTTGCTCTTACAGGTGATTTGGCAAGTGGGTTAGCTGGAACAGTTGCGGCAGGGAATTCAGTTGTTCTGACCGGGGTTGGCGGCAGTGGGTTTATAGGGGCGTTAGGCGTTACAAGTTCGTTTGCCCTGACTGGTGTATTAGGTAGTGGGTCAGTTGGAACGCTAAGTGTTACAAAAGCAATGGATTTATCAGGTGTGCTTGGGAGTGGATTAGCTGGAACGGTTGTAGCAACAAGGTCAGTCGCCATTACCGGAGTTCTTGCAAGCGGTTTGGTTGGAACGATAGGTATTGAAAAGTCATTTGCTTTAACTGGTGTAGATGCAGCCGGTTTGTTAAGTGGCTTTTTAGTGCAATCAACAATTGGCAGTGCTTCCGCCAGCGGGTTTGTAGGAACAGTAACTCCCGGACTTAGTTTTGGGTTGTCAGGTGTAGCCGCAGCAGGGTTGGTAGGGTCTGTAGCGCGTGGTGAGGCTTCTTTTGCTCTTACAGGCGTGCTTGGAAGTGGCTTAGTAGGAACGGTTGGGCATTCAAGAACGGCTGCTTTGACGGGCGTGTTTGCAACAGGTCTTACTGGGATAATGGTGCCGGTTTATTGGAGAGTGATTGACGATTCTCAAACCGCTGATTGGGTGGTTATAAATGCCTCAAACGCTACGTCATGGGGAACGATAGACAACTCCCAGACAACTGGCTGGACAGTGATAGGAACGGTGAACTAAATGGCTCTTGTTATTGCAGATCGGGTCAAAGAAACTACTATTGTTACTACAGGAACGGCGACCTTACTTGGGGCGGCTACTGGGTTTCAGTCTTTTGCTGTTATTGGTAACGGTAACACCACCTACTACTGTATCGCTGGACAGGGTACTTCGGAGTGGGAAGTTGGGGTTGGCACTTACACCTCATCTGGCACCACGCTTGCGCGGACAACGGTTCTCTCTAATAGCTCTGCAACCCAGCCCTCTGCGTTATCTTTCAGCGCCGGAACCAAAGACGTATTTGTAACCTACCCATCTGAGTATTCCGCTTATACCGGTGGCAGTCAGGGCATCGTCTTAAACAACACGACAGTCTCAGCCAATTACACAATAGCTACTGGTGTAAACGGTTTCTCTGTGGGGCCGGTGACTGTTGGTAGTGGGTATGCTGTTACTGTCTCTTCTGGACAAAGGTGGTTAGTGCTATGAGCCAAGTCATTATTGCTGGAGACACCAGCGGTTCCATAACCTTACAGGCTCCCGCCGTTTCTGGGTCTAGTGTTATTACTTTACCTGCTGCGACTGGGACTTTCATTACGACTACGGGTGGAGTTACTCCGGGAACAACCGGTAACGTCCTAGTATCTAACGGCACAACTTGGACTTCCGCTGCCCCCGCTGTTTCTGGTGGCGCACCTAATTTGTATGGGGATGGTTCTGATGGAGCGGTAACAATCTCATCTGGCACTACCACCCTTTCGCGGGATATGAATTACTCCACTTTAACGATTTCTGGAACCGGCTCACTTGTAACCTCAGGATACAGAGTCTTTGTATCCGTGACATTAGATATCACCGCTGCCCCGGCTGGGGCTATACAATCCAATGGAACGGCGGGTAATAATGCCTCTACGACTTCTGCTGGCGCTGCGGTATCCGCATTTACCACCCAAGAGCTTTCTGGTGGCGGCGCTAGTGCGGGTGGGGCTAACGGCACAGCGGCGGGTGGTGGTGCAGATGGCGCTCCCGGAAACACTCCTTCCGCAGCATCCCCAGCTAATGGTGGTGCTGGTGGGGCAAGCGGTACTGGTGGTGGTGGAAACGGGCCTAATGGCGGTAGTGGTGTTGCTGGCGGTACGGCTTCAACGCCAAAATTAATTCGCACCTATCTTTATTATATATTAAGAGGAATTACGCAAATACTGGGTGGCGCTGGTGGCGCTGGTGGAGCAGCAGGAGGCGACGGCGGTACCCAGAATTCAGCTTCCGGTGGTGGCGGTGGTGGCGGACAAGGCGGGGGTATAGTTTTTATTGCCGCAGCAACAATAAGCCGTGGGGCGTCTACTACAGCGGCTGCTATAAGGGCGCTTGGTGGTAATGGCGGGAACGGTGGCGCTGCGGGAGGGCCGTCAGCATCAGCTTCTGGTGGTGGTGGCTCCGGTGGTGGCGGTGGTGGTGGTTTAGTGTTGATTTATTACGGGGCGCTTTCTGGGACATCTAAAGCTGGCGCTATAAGCGTTACCGGTGGTAGTACTGGCTCTGGTGGTGCTGGATATAATGGGGGTCAAACCGGTTTTGCCGGTGCATCAGGTTCCGCAGGTAGAGTTACTTTGTGCGCTATATCTGGGTCAACCATGACGGTAACAGAGACATTTGGAACAGCGACGGTGACGTTATGAATTTTCCTTTTACAGACCAATACAATCGCGTCATATCCAAAGAAGACGGCGGGGATATTGTTGTGACATTGGACGGTAGCGAAACATTTCGCGTTGTCGGGGCGTCTGATGAAGCTGCAATAAACACTATAAATTCTATGCCTATTTTTATACCCCCCATTAATGAAGTAACAATTGCTACGATTGTATATAGAGAGCCTATTATTGATACCCCAGTAGATTTGGTGGTTACTGATGCTCCAGTAGAGGTAGCTACTCCTGCGGAAGTTCAGCCTATTGTTGATACCCCAATATCTTTGGCGGTCACTGATCCACCTGTAGATACCGCTGCA